CATTAAGGAGTTTGAGTATCATGCCAGCATGGCCAAGTACATGGGTTACGGAAAGCAATTTCAAGACTTCAAAATCAACGTCCACATCTCAGGCAAAAAAGGACCCCAAGGTATCAAAGACGTGGTTAGTAGATTGTCGCCCGAAGCAAGAAACACAATTACAATCGAAAATGACGAAATCTCTTGGGGCATCGAAGCAAGCTTGGAGCTAGCCAATACTTGCGCTTTAGTCTTAGATATTCATCATCATTGGATTCACACCGGAGAATATATTGAAGCATCTGACGTTCGCGTTAAAAGGGTTATTGATAGTTGGCGTGGTAAGCGCCCTGTTATACATTATAGTGTTTCAAGGGAAGCTGATCTTGATGAGCATTCCCGACACGAACGACCCGATTTGGCATTTTTAGTAGAAGCTGGGCATAAGCGACAACATCTTCGTGCCCATAGTCAATACTATTGGAATGATGCGGTTAACGATTGGGCATTGACTTTCTACGAAGATTTTGATATCATGTGCGAAAGCAAGGCAAAAAACCTAGCCAGCTTCAAACTCTTAGATAGATACTTAGAGACAACATAGGAATAACAAAATGTTTGACAAATTACGAAAACTTTTCGCAAAGCCAATAGAAGAACCTCAGCAAGTTGAACCTCAACGACCAGCGAAACCACGCAAGCCCAAAGAGAAACCACTAGAGCCTGAACTCACTCCCAAAGAAAAAGCAACAGCAGCAGGTGAACCCTACGTCAATATTTTAAGTATGGACATTGACCCTGCGGATATTAACACTGGTGCATTTGAACTAGATTGGAATGAAAAGTTTATTATCAACTTGATTAGAGCAGGGTACAAACAAAAAGATACAGATACAGATACAGTTCTAGTAGACAGGTGGTTCCAAAATATTTGTCGCAATATCCTACTAGAAGGGTATGAGCAGCAACAGGCCGATCCAACCAACCGTCCACATCGAGATGCTAGAAAGGTTAATACTAAAGATTTAGGCAACGGTAAAACGGAGGTTAGCTAAATGTTTACTGATATTTCGTTGAATTGTCCAGACTTTTATTTTAATTTGGGATCCATAACACATCATAGTGAGATATATCAAATCTTGCGCGATAACAAAATTGTTAAAATGTATGCATATGCTATAATGTATAGAAAAAGTTTTGTAGAATATGAATTTTTAAAGATTGGACAAAGTTGCCCGGAACCCGGTGAGGATACTCATGAGGCGATAGGGGAACGATTAGGCAGACAATTAGCTTGGTTTGATGGTTGGGGCTATGAAAAGCCAAAAAGCGCACATGGCGCTGATTTTTATTTAAACACAATGGCTGAAATTAAAAATGGCAATTTGCCTCACTATTTGAATGATAAAAAATATTTATGTGTAGGTGTTTGGAACATTGATACTAGGTCTCACGCAGTATCGAATTTTATTCGCAAAGACCGAGATATGACTGAATGGGTAGAGGGAGAATTAGCGAACCAACATAAAAAACAAAAATATTGTTTGCCATTACTAAACTATAAAGACCCTACTAGGAATTCTGGTTATGTTAGTTGTAGTATAAATAGGGAACATTTTTCAAAATTATTTTCTTTTTAGAAAGTTGACAATAAAACTTTTGTGTAGTATAATTGCTAATTCTAAATGATAGTATCATACCCTCATGACATATAAATACGCACTTATTGATACAGCCAATTCTTTCTTCCGCGCTAGGCATGTAGCGTCACGCAATAGTAATGCTTGGGAAAAGGTAGGTATGGCCCTACATTTAACTCTAGCCGGTATCAACCAAGCTGTAAAACGATTTGGAATCGACCACACGGTGATATGTCTGGAGGGCAGGTCATGGAGGAAGGATTTCTATAAGCCCTATAAAGCTAATCGTGCAGTTGCCAACCAAGCAATGACTGAGGAAGAGGAAGAAGAGAATAAGATGTTTTGGGAAACATACTCTACCTTTACTCAATTCTTACAAGAAAAAACTAATTGCTCGGTTATCAGGCATGAGCGGGCTGAGGCAGATGATATTATTGCTAGGTTCATTCATTTGCATCCCAATGATCATCACTACATTATCAGTAGTGACACAGACTACCTTCAGTTAATCGCACCAAATTGCAATCAATATAATGGGATTACCAATCAACTTGTCACACTTGAAGGATACTTTGACGAGAAAAATAGATTGATTGTAGATAAGAAAACTAAAGAACCCAAAACACTAGGTGACCCGCAGTTTATCCTTTTTGAGAAATGTATGCGCGGTGATGGTACTGACAATGTGTTTAGTGCTTATCCCAACGTAAGAACTAAGGGCACTAAAAACAAAGTTGGTCTTATCGAAGCATATGCTGATAGAAATAAACAAGGATACCGGTGGAACAATCTAATGTTGCAACGCTGGTCAGACCATGATAACATAGAGCATCGTGTTAAAGATGATTATGAAAGAAATCGTGTTCTAATTGATCTAACCGCGCAACCTCAAGAAATTAAAGACTTGGTTGATGAGAGTATTCGTAATAGTGTTAGAGTAACTACTACACCGCAAGTGGGAATACACTTTATGAAATTTTGTGGTAAATTCGAACTGACCAAAATCAGTGAACAAGCAGAAACTTACGCTAAATGGTTAAACAATCCTTATAAGGGAGAATTACATGGACCCACGTGATAAACAAAATCTACAATTTATTTTACAAGCCGATGCCAAGACACTTACTCGATGGTGGGCTACACTGGATGAAGAAGATAGAATGTATGCGCTAGGTTTGATGGCCGCGCACCGTCTAAACTTGGTAGATGAAGCAGAAGATAGAAAAAGAATGCTCTCTCCTCAAGGTGAAGATTTGTCACTAGCGCAAGCAGTGCTACAAAAATTTATGCTACCATGAAGAAGATTTTCTACGAAAAGGTGGGGCGTGGTAGGTATATACCAGTCGCTGAATATGATCGTGATTATATGGATAGCTTTCCAAAAGGTAATCACTTGGTTATGTGTCATCCTGGTGGCAAAAGTATTCGATATCATATCGACCCCAACTATGCGGCAATGATTGCTGCCGGTGTATTTGCTGAAGATGCGGTATGTGAATCTATTATTGAGTCACAAAAACTAAAACCACAGCAAGAGCCCATTACCGAACATCAACAAAAACTATGGCGTGAGCTTGCCGAAAGTTTTAACCGAGATGATTACCCTTTGATTAGGCCTGCGGCTGTTGATGCTAGTAGAGCAGCGGTTAAAGCTATGATGGAAGAAGCTGATAAACTGATGACTAACCCAGCAGTAAGAAAAGCGTTTGAACAGTTTATGCTAATATGTGAATTAACTAAAGATCATGAATAGAATTATTACACGACAAAAAATCATACACCATATGTGTGTGGTTGCTCTACAAGAAGAAAGGCAAGGTCCTCCCCTAACACTGGGAGATTATATTAGCATTATATCTGACGGTCCTAACAATGAAGAACGGCAGATATTATGGGACAAAATGTCTAAAATATATGACAGGTGTATTGAGCCATATATGGAAATTAAAAAACAGGATAAATCAAATGACTAAAACTCTTATTGCTAAACCAGTTGTAAAAGATCAATATTGGATTGTAACCGATGGTGAAAGTAAGGTAGGTAATGTACTTGCTGAAGGATCAGGATATGAAGTAAAGCTGAATGGTAATAAATCCTTTTTTAAAAGTACAAAAACTATTCAAAAACAGGTTAATATTGAATTTCAACCTGTACAACCTCAACCTAAATTCAAAGAAATTCCCTTCAAAGATTATCCAACTACTAAAAAAGTACATAACTCTATGTTGGATATTAAACGCAAGTTACATCTATTTACCAAAACTCCCAAGAGTAAATGCTATCACGCTGCGGGTTGGTTTGCAATTAATCAAGGTGTAGAAGAAACTCCAGTCTTTTGCCCCAAGTATATTTTCATCCAACGATATCCATATAAAGGACCATTTAAAACGGAAGAAGAGGCTAAGTTAGTGATAAATACTTGATGACAGCGGCTATCAAACGATTCATAGACAAAGTATCTCTAATAGAAAGCAGACGAACCAATACATTGGTACTGCCCATAGAAGAGGCCAGACTTCTACGAGATGAACTAGCCAAACTATTGGTAGATAGTTTTGAGTTATCAAATAAAAAAAATAAAGATGACCAAGTAATACAAGTAGAAATTAATGGTGGTAGCTGGTAATGAGTAGAACACAACCTAAAGTATTAATAGAACTGGTAGATAAAACTACTTACAAATGCGACCAAATCGTAGAAGCTGCTGGTATATGGGCAGTATTTTATGATAATCAACCTATCAATTTAAAAAGCCAACATTACTTAGATAATGAAGCTACTCCCAAATATAAAAAGACAAGTTTTAGCAATCCAGGTCATGCCAGAAACCTGTGCAGAAAATTAAACACACAGTTTAAAACGGATAAATTTACAGTAGTGTTTATGAATAATGGCAGTCAAGTGTACCCAGATGTATGATAAGTCTAAAAAAGTAATTATAGCAGAAGCTATATTGGGGCAACTACCCAAAGACGATCCTTTTTACCAATTCTGCTGTGATTTGCCAATCGATAATATAATATTTAGATGGTGGATGAGTGGTAGACTTGAGGGCCTTAGACTAACTGATGAAGGTGAGCGAGCATTTACTCTAGCTCAAATTGAATACTATACCTGTCCATATACCAATAGTCAGCAAAGTTGGTATTCATTCATAATAGCATGTAATAAAAAAATAGCGTGTCCTTACTATTTGGGGTCAAGGCG